TCATCACAGAAGTAAATACCACCATCCTCGCAGCAAATATCACCCATAATAAAACCATACCCATTACATACGTTGCATTCTTTAAACATTTATTTCCCTCCTTAGTTGTGTGATGATCCCAGCCTCTTCGTCCGTGGTGTGCATCCTTTTCACAACACGTTTAATAGCGTGCAGGGTGTTTGTTGGGTTTGCCCAGCGAAATATTCCCGCTATCTCCGTTCGCGACAGACCCACCTCATCGAGTAGATATACCATGCGGTCACGATGCCTTGTGTCAGCGGTTTTATATGTTCGGACTAGTTGGAGCGCAGGAGTTCCCGCATTCCTAGCTACCACGTTTACGACAGTTTCCGCTCGTGCGGTTCTTTCTTGTTTAGTCATGTGCCTAAAGTGCCCACACATCTCTGCGTGGGCTGGTTTTTTTTAAAGTGTGGCGATTATTTGTGTTAGTTTATTCAGAGTGGCGCGTGGTGTGGCCAAGCCCGTCACATTGTTTTGGGCTGTCCCGCCGTCTTCATAAATTGAGCTAACACCCACCGCGCCATATGCGCTTCTGATAACTAATGTGCCGCGCTTGGTGTTGAAAGAACCGTCCTCCTGCATTTCATATTTGTCACCGTCGGGCAAGCCATTTGCTCTGTTAATCTGCACCAGTACACTTGATAGGTATTTTCTGGTGATGCGTTTTGGTGGTGTTATTTGGATCATTTTCATAGTTTTTAATTAGTTAAAGATTGAAGGGTATGCGGCGCGGATGAATTTGATTTGTCTTAAAATGGATTTTTTTGTTTCAGTTTCTGAAAACTCTGGACAGTAATAAGTTGGTTCAAATTTGAATGTGCCCGCTTCTATGGCTGCGAGGTCTTCCTCTGCTTTTTCTAGTGAAAACATCGCGTCATCAAAGGCGATCATTTCTGCCTGCATATCGCGCCTTCTGTTCTTTACCTGTATTTTTTCTAGTTCTGTCATAGTTTTAATTCTTTATTTTTTATTGGGTGCGGTTGCTTTGTTGCTCTCGCTTATGTATGTACTCTACACAATAACCATTTGTTGTCTACATTTAATTTAATAAAAATGTAAAATAAGAACCTTTTGTGTGAATACTGCGCCAGATTGTGGGGTGCAGATTTAATTCGCAATACTTTAAAATGCACACAAAACAGGGGTTTTTATTGCGAACAAAAAAATAGTAAAAGCACACATTCGCAGGCAATAAAGATTGTGTTGTAAAAGTGTGCATCTTGGTTTTTTCTGTTCGCAATAAAAAACGCCTTAAAAACGTGTATTGCGAACAAAATCGGGTAAATAAATTAAAAACCCGCCTTAGGGTTAAATGCTTGATACACAACGAGTTACAAGTCAGAATTGTGTGTTAATTTGCAATTTACCTTTTTTTGACCAAAATCACCTAGTTAGTATTCCTATGGTTTATTTTATTATAGATTTTTATATATTACCCTACTATGCAGAAATGAGACGAAAAGATTGCGATTGCAAAAATAAGCTAGACTTTTATAATTGTGACGGGTAATGTCCAAACCAACACATTCGCAATCCAATAATTAAAAACAAGCAAATGGATACACAACAAAACCTATATAAAACACTACACCAAGCAGCACTGGATCAATCTGAAAAATCCGCAGGTGAAAAATCAAAATTAGCAATATTGGTACATGAGCTAATAGACACCAACCATTTCATCCTGTACGTTGTACCCCGTGATGGCCAAACAACACACACGGCGACTTTCAACAATGGTGCCAGAAGTATTGTATTCCCTGCTGGTTTCTCCATTGTGTCCGCCGTTGGGAACTTCTTCCGATTTGTCAAACCAACCACAGATGGCTCACGGAAATACAGACTCTACTCACGCAGCAAGAACGCACCCTCGGTCAATAAAACAATAGACATAGTGCAAACCATAACCGAGAATTTCACATCCGACGAACTAACACATATGCAAAATAGGCTGCCAGCATACCGCATATTCAATACAGAGCTAACAAATCTCCCCGCAATGGAGTTGGTGGCGCATAAAAAACGCCGCCGCACAGCATACAAAACAAAAATTGGTGGGATAAATGAGGGTATTGCAGAAATAAAACAAACAAATGCAATTCTACAATCAAAGGTTGAAAGAATGGAAAAAATGGTCGAGACTCTATACAAGGCCGCAACTGGCGAAGACTATCAAGCGCCACAAATGGCCGAAGAAATTGATGACCTACTATAAACAGCAAAAACATGACTGAACTTCCCGCGTATAAAAAACAAAAGATCGTAGAACTCATACCCTACTGCAATAACTCTCGCACCCACACAAGTGAACAAGTCTCACAGATTGCAAGCTCAATCAAAGAATTTGGTTTTACAAACCCCATATTAGTGGATGAGCAGGGAGGAGTAATAGCTGGCCACGGGCGAATAGCGGCAGCTAAAAAATGTGGCATGAAAGAAGTGCCTACACTTACACTAGAAGGCCTAACAGAAGCACAAAAGAAAGCATATGTCATAGCAGACAACCAACTAGCTTTGAATGCTGGCTGGAATGAGGAAATGTTAAAACTTGAGGTGGAGGCCTTGCAGGAAATGGATTTTGATATCAACCTATTGGGATTTGAAGATTTGTTCTTGGATGGCCTTGGAACAATGAACGAAGAAGGTGAAGAAGGTGAAGAATATGATGAAGGTGTAAAGGGCAGCATGAAGAGTAATTTTGGTGTCCCACCGTTCACTGTTCTAAATGCGCGGGAGGGGAGGTGGCAATCGCGCAAACGTGATTGGTTAGCCTTGGGGATAAAGTCTGAGGAAGGTCGAGATATAAAAAACACAAACGCAAGCGAATCAATCAACAAAGGTCCAGATAAAGGGGGGTCAATATTTGACCCAGTTCTATGTGAAATTATTTATAGTTGGTTCTCAAAAGAGGGCGACATGGTGCTAGACCCTTTCGCAGGAGGATCAGTACGTGGCATAGTAGCGGCAGAGTGTGGAAGGTATTATATTGGAAATGACTTAAGGAAGGAGCAAGTTGAAGCCAATAGGGAGCAAGCTAGTGATATATGCAAAAGCATTTCACCAGTGTGGACACATGGGGATAGCCGCAACATCAAAAAATTAGTAGGCGACGTGAGGGCTGATATGGTGTTGAGTTGCCCACCATATGCTGATCTAGAGGTTTACAGTGATGATGATGATGATTTATCCAATATGGATTACACAAAATTTCTGGAGTGTTATTCTGAAATCATCAAAGAGACTTATGACATGATGAAGGATGACACTTTCGCAGTCTGGGTCATTGGTGAGGTTAGAGATAAGGAAGGAAACTATTATAATTTTTTAGGGGACACTATTACGGCTTTCCTCGAAACAGGATTTAAATATTACAACGAAACCGTCCTTGTAACAGCGGTGGGGTCACTACCACTAAGGGCAGGGAGAGTAATGAAAACATCAAGAAAGTTAGGAAAAACACATCAGAATGTGCTAGTCTTTGTGAAAGGATGTGGCAAAAAAGCCGCACAGAAATGCGGTGAAATAGAAATTGAAGAATGGAGTGGGGACGATAATGCCTAGGGCGAGCCATAAACCAACTGACAGTATTCGTAAGAAAGTGCAGATGCTTGTCGTCGCAGGTGCAACACAAGAGCAGGTTGCAAGCATAATCGGAATTGACGCCAAAACATTACGCAAACACTACCGCGAGGAACTAACAAACTCAAAGACTGAAGCCACTGCATCAGTAGCAGGCAAATTGTTCAAAGCGGCGATGTCTGGCAATGTCACGGCGCAAATATTTTGGATGAAGACCCAAGGCGGTTGGAGAGAAAACCCGATTGCACAAATCGAGGAAGTAAAGAACACTAATATATTCTACGCGCCAGTGGCGCAAGACCGAGACCAATGGGAGAAAGCGGCAAAGAAAAGAAAATCAAATGGGTGATTGGAAACCACTAGAAGGTTGCCAAGAGTTGGCAATATCAGCACCAGTTGATGAGGTTTTATTCCACGGTACAAGGGGCGGTGGTAAATCCGAGGCACAAATAGCCCGATTCGTTGTTGAGGTCGGGAAAGGATACGGCGCATATTGGCGCGGTGTCATCTTCGACCGCAAATACAAATCACTCGGTGACCTTGTGGCGAAGTCACACCAGATGATCCCTATCGCCTGCCCAGAGGCCGAGTGGAAAGAAGGAAAATTCAAGTGGGTCTTCCCAGAAGGGGAGGAGCTATTGTTTCGCCACATCGCACGTGTCGAAGAATACCGAGATTACCACGGGCAGGAATTCCCTTTTGTGGGATGGAATGAGCTGACGTCATATGCATCAAGTGAAATATATGACCTTATAGAATCGTGCGTTCGCACAAGCTTTGTGGCGCCAACTGATGGGAGCATCGCCAAGCTGCCGATGTGTATTTTCTCAACCACTAACCCACTAGGCGCGGGGCATGCTTGGGTAAAAAAGAAATTCATAGATGGTGGCGGGGATTGCGAAATACAGACAGAAACATCGGATGTCTACAACCCAAGAACAAAACAAAGGGAGCCACTATCGAAAACAAAGGTTGCTATATTTTCCAGCTACAAAGAAAACAAATATCTCGACCCAAGATATGTGGCCACATTAGAGTCTATAACCTGCCCAAACAAACGGGCGGCATGGTTAGAGGGGGATTGGAGCGTGACAGCGGGTGGTGCAATCGACGACCTTTGGGACGCAGACAAACACATTTTACCATATTTCAAAATACCAGAAAACTGGACGTTGTGGCGAGGGTTTGACAACGGTTCATCCCAACCCTTTGGTGTGTGTTTTATTGCGTTTGCAAATGGCGAGGAGGCGAAATTGCCAGACGGATCAAAATTTTGCCCGCCACCTAATACCGCAATATTGCTAGATGTGATATATGGCGGGATGAAAGATGCAGATGGCAATTACGACTATGCGAGCAACAAGGGCATAAAAGCACCAGTACGGGAGGTCGCCCAGATGATAAAGGACAAGGAATATGAATTGATAGAGGATGGGATTACCACAAGAAAATTTGATGGTGGCACAGCGGACAATGCCATATTCAACTTGAATGATGCGGAGTTTGGTTCGCTCGCTGACATAATGGAAGAGGAAGAAATTTATTGGGGGAGGTCTGACAAGTCTGCGGGTTCACGGATGCGATCACTTGAAATCTTCCGCCAAATGTTACAGGCTACAATAGATGAAGAGGGCGCGGGGTTTTACACAATGGGGAAGATTGAGCCTTTCCTAGAAACAGTTGTCACATTACCACGTGATGAGAAAAAACCCGAGGAGGTGGACACTACTGCCAACGACCATGTGTGGGACTCATTAGTGTACCCACTCGTGAGCCGTAACAATGTAGAAGCGCAGGCAGTGGTATTTGGTTTTGACTTTTAACAATACAATAACATAATGACCATATGAAAAGTGTAGATTTCACACACCCATCCTACGACGCGGCTTTCCCAATGTGGGAAGTTTGCCGTGACAATGTAGAGTTGAAGGTTGGAAGTAAGGGCAAAAAATATTTGCCGAGACCAGCCACACACACGAATGACAAAAAAGGGAACGCGAAATTTGCAAATTACCATAAACGCGCCGTGTACTACCCATACACCAAGCACACCCATGACAACCTAGCTTCTTTGATCCACAGCAGGC